ATCTTTCATGGACGCTGCGCTCCACCTGGTACACGCGAGAAAAAAGGCCCGCCGCGCGATGGTGATTTCAATATCATTTATGTAACACATACTCGATGTATAATATGACCCGATCTTCTGAAGATCTGTTTTCGGCCCAGTGCTCCTGCCGGCCATCGAACGCGATGTGTTTCCCATCGGCTTCCGTGACGGACCCGACGACCGAGTGGTGCAGAACGCACCCGTCGGGCACACACAGACCGAGGTGGTACGTGCAGAGATAGTCGTCTTCGAGTGGGTCACAGTGGGGATCTAGCTTCACACCACCCCTCATCAGTGAGAAGCCGGCAACGCTGACCCCTGGGATTTGGCGGATGAGCTCTACCGTGCGTGGACACGTGCGACAGTTTCCGAGTAACTCGTGACCCTTCCATACGAGTGGATAATTGATCCAATCTTCCCATCGACTCGGCACGTCATCTTTCCCCGACTTTAACCACCCCGACTCTCCATCTTGATACTTTTTGAGAATCTTCCAGATCTCACCACCCGGATCGTTGGCGACCCATTTCCCAGTGGGTCGCGGTGTTTCCTGTATATAAGTAGATTCTAACGCTAACGCTTCATCTCGAATGATTTCCCAATGTTCCCGAAGATCCGACAACTTCATGAGATCTATTTAAAGGAGAGAGTTTGAAATGAAGCAGAAAACTCAGCAACATCATGCCGACCGTCGACGACCTTGAACAAGATTACACGCTCCCACCGGGACAGCTCTTCGCCTGCCTGAGCTACATCGGACCGACGGACGATTGCAAGCAGAAGGCCGATCACTTCGCCATCAAAATCCGAGGCGTCTTCGCGACCCAAACCGAAGCCGGCAAACACGCGCAGCGTCTACAGAAAGAGGACCCGGCGTTCGACATCTACTGCGTCGAAGTCGGTAAATGGCTCTTCTTACCACCGCCGAAAGAAGTCGAAGACACGCACTATGCTGATCAAAAGCTCGAAGAGTTGATGCAGGGATACAAGCAGTCCCAGATCGAAGCCGCAAAGATGTTTGCCGAGCGGAAGAAGGACATGACTGCCGGTGCATCTTTGAAACCCGGTGACGAAAACTCGATCCACTACACGAAGGGCGACGAAGCGCCCGTGCGAACCCCTGGCGAATTCCTCGAGGAACTGAAGGCGGCGAAGCCCGACGCACCGATCGAAGAACTCATCGAAGAGGCGAACGAACTCGCCAAGAAGGAGATCGAAACGCGCCAAAAGGAACGCGAAGCCGCCGCCGAGGCCGAAGTTGAGGCCGAGTCGAAGGAATAAATAAAATTCTCAGATTTAATAAGAACATGAAAGCTTTTACCGTCAGTTTCCTTATTCTCGCGTCCGTTCTCTACCTGATTCCCCGAGCGCGCGGTAAAGACATCGCGCGCATCTTTGAAAAAATGAAGCCGGCGAAGAAAGATGATGTGCCTAAGATAGAACTAGTGAGCGCGACGCGCGCCTACGAGATTAACGAGAAGGACCCGCGGATAGTGAGCCGCGCGTACTTCACGGAGAAGAAGTCTGGGAGCGTCGGGACATTCGTCGGTGCGAACATCTGAGTTAGTTATATTTCAAAAACACGGGCTGGCGACTGCTACCCAAAAAGAAGCCGACGATGAGCGCCACGAACATCGCGATGATCATGGTCTTGTCGACTGAAGACCACAAATCCTTCTTTTCTGGTGGTTCATAATACCCCTGCTGCTGCGCGAGCATGGCCTGCTGACGCATGTACTGATCCCACTCCTCCTGCGTCGGTTCCTGAACCGCCGTTTCCTCGATGGGCGTGGACGTCGCGTTCGCGTCTGGTGGAGGAGGAGGCGGAGGCGGAGGTTCGATGGTCGGTTTATAGTCGATCGGGGATCCGATATCGGTTTCCATAACTGAAATTACAAGGATACTTTTTTAATCGCGAAATCACTCGCTGTCGCTGTACTCGGTGTCACTGAAATCATCTTCCATCTCTGAGTCTTCCTCGTCGGAGTTAACGATGAAATCGTCGAGCGAACCGGTGTCGTCGTCGTCGAGAAGGAGATCGTCGTCGTCTGAATCGAGCTCGTCCTCAGTGTCGATGTCCGAACCGTCGTCATCGTCGTCGTACTCGTCCGATCCGTAGTCGTCCTCGAACCGTTCCAACTCGGGCGTGTAGATCTCACCTGGGCGTCGAATGATTCTTCCCGATCTCGATCTCTTGTTTCCGTGTTGCGGTTGTTGAGCGACGGCGGCCATGTTGTTTTTCTGGTTTCCTGTTCATGTTGTTACTCTCCCATTTAAGTACCTCGGTGCGAACATCTTTTTCTCGAGAAGGGCCTGATCAAAGATTCGCTGTTCGAACGCGACCCCTATTTTGTGTGCGAGCGCGGTGACGTCACCCTGGACCTCATAACGGTCGTCGAGGCCGAGATCCTGGAGCGCGTCGATCGCCGCGTAGAGCGCCCGCGACGACTCGTGAGGGTCCCGAATCAAATTCGCCGCGCGATCCAACTCTCGCGTGAACCGCTCGTACGCCGCGGGGTCGATGCCCGAGTACTTGTGCGCCTCTCGGCGAAGCGCGAGCATCTCCAGATCCACGACCCTCGGTGGAGGGCGCTTGATGTCGCCGTTGAACGTCGAAACGCGGTAGATCACGTACAGACCGAGACCCGTGAAGACGAGAGACATCTGTTGTTACATGCTTCTATTTATTTTTGGGATCTGAACAGTGCATCCTTCAGAGTTTCGTCACCGATTTCTGTCTTCTTCATTCTTATTTTCCCCACTTTACTGCGAGTGCACTCACACTCCTGGTGAATGATTGTTCGACCACTGAACTGCCCCCTTCCCGACCACTTCTCTATGACGAATTGCATGCATGTTGCGTGATCTCCACCTATCATCGCGCAGTGCTTTGAATTCGTCGAGATGACCCATTTTTTCTGATTCGATTTTGGCTTGACTGAGGTGACGACGCTTAGCATGTGTCCCGGGAACCCTCTCACGAAAACCTGACACCTCCTTTTCATATCCGAGGTCGCCTTCGCTTCGATCCGTTTCTTCGCCGTGCGCTCCGTCGGTGTCATGCCATCTGGGTATAACTTCAAGTACAGCGGCTGTCCTGGTGCGATCTCTATAGCTCTGCTGGTGAAATCTTGACAGAGATCCTTGCGCCCAGCATACGTCTCGTGCGCGGAGTGACACTTTTGGCGCAGACTGCCGTTGCTTATCGTGAAGTACACGTGATTCGATCCGTGTTCTCGCCCCACGTTTGCACAGTATTTCGAATCGCTGGTGATGACGTACGTGTCATCGAACTTGATGATTTTCTTGACACTCGCGTTCTCCTGCCCTTGCATAGTCCGTATTGTCTGTTCGATAGCCTCGTGCAATTCAGGATCGTCGATCTCTTCACCGTCGAGGCCGTCCATGTGCTCGAAACTCGCTTCTTTGATCGCGCGATGCGGAGATTGCACGCTGGCGTGCTCGGTCGCGTCCGACCGAACCGTCGCCATCCACATCATCTCGACGGTCGGTGTTGGATTGATCTTCTCGAGCAAAGTGAAAACCGGGCCGTGCCTGTACCTGAAAAGCGGTAGGTACGCCAACTGACTCACGCGACCTTTCACGCAATCAGCGCACCCCTTCCCCTCGCACGCGTCGTGTTTCGCCATCTTGTGCGACCAAGGCATCCTGAACCCCGACCCGTTCGATCGCTTGCGGCCATTGATACCGCCGTAGACCGCTTGATCGACCACTCTCTCCCAATCCACGTCGCTCCCCTTCGCCGTGCTCAGCGCCACGATCACGTGCTCGCGCGCGGCCAGCGCGGACGGTTGATTCACGACGAAACCTGGAAAGTTGATGTGGATGCCCGTCTTGACGTCTCCCGCGGGCAAACTTTTCGGTGGCGCCACGCTCACGAGTGCGTCTTTGCCCCCGAGCGAACCCACCTTATCGCATATGATTCGCGCGATGTCTTCGATCTCCTCGATCGTGAGCGCGCGCACATCCTTGTAGTCGATGTCCACGAAGAAGTTGTATCTTTCCGTCTTTTGTTCGACGACGAAAACTTTCTCATCTCCCGATCGAACGGCCTCGACGTACTTCTCGTAGAAATCCCCGAGCCGATTGTACGGCACGCTCAGGCACCCACCGTCCATGAGCACGTGGCTGAGCGCCTTGCCGTTGTTAAACTTTTCTTTGCGACACCACGCGCGAAACATCTCGCGCTGCGTTGTGGCGCTCACTCGTCCTCTTCGAATCGCATGTGCCCCCTGAACCATCGCGCCGTGCTGACGTCGGGTAATTCAGGTGGTTCGGGCGACTCCCTATTGACTAATTCCTTTTTTAATACGAGGAGTTCGTACACAGTCAGACCCTTCACTGTTTCTACATAGGTGATCGCATCTTCTTCTGTATGGCCAAACTTTTTCATCTGGAGATCTTTGATTTGCATTAAAACGTAGGCTTTTGATTTCACCATAACAATCTACTTAAACGCGAATGTTTTTCTATCGCTCGATTCGAGGCACTCGTAAAATTTAGGATTCTTAATGACATTGTCGAGAATCAAATCCCACTGTTTGCGCTCCGCGAACACACCCATGGTTTCGAATCCCATGTGATCGTTTTCGTCAAAGGTTCGCTTGATGGGCTTCTTCTGTAACTTGGCCGCGAGACACTTCGCCTTTTCTTCGTAGAATCGACGGACCATCTCGTCGCGCTCATTCATGTCCCAGTCGACGAAGAAGACGTACACGTTATATATCAGCTCGACGTCCGACCCGGGCGCTTCCGGTACGGTGAAATCGTAGTGCGTGTACTCGCCTCTTTTGAGAGATATGACCCCGCGGGTCTCCTCCTCGAGCTCTCTGAGAGCGGTCCTGAGCGGATTTGGAATCTCTCGACGCCGACACCCGCCCGTGACGAAAATCCAATCTTTGAACCGCCTGTCTCGAACGACCAAGAACTGTGATTCTTGCCCTTGCGTGCGAATGACGGGTATCGCGATGGCTTTATGTTTCGTGGTCGCATTGGCTTGTGACATATTGCATCTTCGCGGAGACGCAGTCTAAGATCGTCCGACCTTTTATTTCGAGGAATTTGCCTCGGGTGGTGGCGTCGCCGTGACTGGGACGATCTTCACCTCTTCTTCGTCTTCGTCTTCGTCGTCGGATTCTTCTCCCTGGGCGGCCATCATCGCCTGGTTGATTTGGTTCGCGTGATGCGTGAGACGCTGGTTCATCATCGTGACGTGATTGAGTTGGTCCTTGACCTCACCTAATTCCCTGAACAAAAAGATAGCTGCGACGATGCAGACGAGGATCCCTGCGGTAATGAGAGTCTCGCGCTGAATCGGAACCATTTGGTTTTCTAGTTTCTATGCTGTTTTTTTCTTCACAGAATGAGCGCGGCACCCAGACCCGTCCTGGACTGAAATCCACTCAACGGCTCGGCCATCCCAAACTGAATGTGTGCGAGGTGGTCGTGCTTGTCGACGTAACCGTACTGTGCTGGCTTCGGCGGTTGAATCTGTGTCGGGGGGCGGGGGTGCGCCTGGCGAATTTCGGGATGCACCGGCACAGCGTGATGCTGTTGCACCGGTGGCTGTTGCTGCTGCCGGTAGCCCTCAGTGCCCGAGACCGGCTTGGCTATGTTTTCGAGTGTGCCCGTTTTAGGATCGTAGGTCAACGTGAAAACGACCGCCAAAAGGAACAGTTCCTTGATCATTACATTATGTGGATATTTTAAGTTAGTTGGCGAATTTTAAGGCGCCCATCCCCTTGTCGATGGAAAGGACGTTGAGGTTGACGGCATAGATGTTCTCCGTGAAATTGACGGAAGAAGAGATCAAACGCGCCGAGTCAAGCCTGGAAAAGTTAAGGCTTCCCGTGCTTTGCGCCTTGGCCGTGTCGAGACAGAACGGCACGATCATGAGCGCGTCATCGTCGTCGTTATCACCGTGGGTCGTGTGGAAAAACGACGGGACCGCGGTGAAACAAGGAGTCGCATATTTGAAATCGCCTTGGTCGGAACCGTTGAGCTGAAGCTTGAGCTTGTTCGTCGCACCGAGGAGACTCATCGCCGCACCGTTCGCCTTCGCGGACGCCAAAAATTTGACGGGATGGTTGAAGCTCAATTCTTGCGTGGTGGCACCCGAACCAATGTTCTTCTGGGTTTGCGAGATAATCATGTCGATCGGCTTCTCGGAGAAGTGCGCGCGCTCGGCTTCGTCGAGGAAGATGTAGTTCGCGTAGCACTCCCAAGTGTGCGAAGCGGCGCTCGCACCCCACGTGATTCGAATTTCGACGTCGTGGTAACTCAGAGCGGTCAAAGGAAGCGCCTGCGCCCAGCTTTCACAGAAGAAAAAGCGGAGCGGGTAGAACGTCGACGCACTGCCGTAGTAGCCGCCGAGACGGGACTTGGACAAGTTTTGCGCGAGAAGCTTCGACGCGACGTGTTGCGTGAAGATGGAGTCTTGCGTATCGATGACGGCGCCCCCGATGAGAAGTTCCACTTTGTCGATGACCGTGGACCAATCAGAAACGCTCGTCGCCTGGGTGCCGGTGTGGGGCATCAAGAACACATACGAGAGCATATCGCCCTTGCGATCGAAGCGAACGGAAGAAGTCCCACCGTTATTCACGCGGCCTTGGATAACCGCGCGCTCGGTCGATTGGGAAAAGTTGGTGTGTCGCTTAAAAGACGAGCGCCAGAAACTGATTTCTGGCTGGCCGGTGATGAACACATCTTGCTGGCCGATGGCGAGGAGAGCAGTCGTCATCTTACTGTGGTATATCTCTAGTGGAGATTATTTCTTTAACTGGCTCTCGACATCTTTTTGAAAATCTAAAACAACATGCATTCGACCAAAGCCGCCATGTGAACACCACTGTGCCTATCCGTGATCTCACCTTCGGTCGTGAGATACCTGAACTCAAACGCTGGATCAGTCTCACCCTCGACATTCTCGTACGTCGGCCGCCCGAACGCGTCGAGAACATCGACCGTCTCCGCGCGAACCTCCTCGGTGTACCCATGGCGCGATTCTCGCGCGACGATCAACCTGAAATACACCGGACGCGTGCGCTTCTC